ATGCTCACGCTGTTCTCTATCCAGAACGCCAAGCCGCGGGATAAGCCGTACAAGCTCTCCGACGGTAACGGCCTGCATCTTCTCGTCACCCCGAATGGGAGCAAGCTTTGGCGCCTGCGGTATCGCTTCGCGGGTAAGCAGAAAATGCTCGGCCTCGGAGTTTTCCCAGACATCTCCCTCGCTCAGGCACGATTGAAGCGGGACGATGCCCGACGGCTTCTCGCCCAAGGGAAAGACCCATCCCAAATCAAGAAGGACGAGAAGGCCGCTGCTGTACTCGCCTCGCATAACACCTTCGGCCTCATCGCGGACGAACTGCTACAAAACTTGAAAGAAAGCAACGCAGCAGAACGCACGCTAGAAAAGACTCGCTGGCTTCTCAAAGACCTCGCGGCTCCGCTCTCCGACCGTCCCGCCACCGAAATCACGCCCGCGGAAATCCTCGAAATCCTCAAGAAGGTCGAGAAAAGCGGCCGGCGTGAAACAGCCAAACGCCTTCGCGGCACTATTGGACGCGTCTTTCGTCTCGCCATCGTTACCTTGCGTGCGACGAACGACCCGACCTTTGCGCTTCGAGGCGCGCTCTTAAAACCCATCGTCCAGCATCGACCGGCCATTACCGACGAGCGCAAACTTGGCGGACTGATGACCTGCATCGACGAGTACGATGGCTGGACGACGCTGCGAGCCGCATTGCAGTTCATCGCCCTCACGATGAGCCGGCCAATCGAGGTGCGGATGATGCGGCGCAACGAAGTGAACTGGATTACCGCGACGTGGACCATCCCCGCCGAGCGGATGAAAATGAGAAGGCCGCACGATGTCCCGCTCTCACGGCAAACCCTCGGCGTCCTCAGAACTGTATGGGATCTGACGGAAGGAGACGGTCTCGTATTCCCGTCCATTCGCTCGCTCAAACGCCCCTTGTCGGAGAACGCAATGAACTCCGCACTGCGGCGCATGGGTTACCGGAAGGACGAAATGTGTGCCCACGGTTTCCGTGCCTCAGCCAGCACCATCCTCAACGCGAGACGGTTCGATGCTGAAGTTATCGAGGTCGCACTGGCGCACGAGGACACCGATGCGGTCCGCCGCGCTTACAACCGAGCCACGTACTGGCCCGAACGCGTCAAGCTCCTTCAGGACTGGGCCGATCTGCTCGACCAGTTCCGGCTACCCCAAGATTACGCCTTGCGCCCCGCTTAGGGGCGCTTTTCTTTTCCCCTGTTCGCCATGAGCAACTATGTGCAACTTGCGATTCATCGCTGTTGCGCATACCATCGCGCGTCCGCTAGCTAGCCTAACGGGCGTTCGAACGCTCCAACTCAGGAGCGTCCGATGTCCGACAGGCCACTGATAGTGGATTGGAAGGGGTTACGGAGGATGGGCTGGCCGTACTCACGCGCTCACACGTGGCGCATGATGTTCGACCCTGATTATGCGAGTAACGCCTTTCCGGCGTGCCGCAAATTAGGGAAGCACAGAAACGCGCATCCCGTGTGGACTGTAAGTGGCGTCTTGTCCTACTTCGAGGCCCACGGTCTGAAGGTTACGAGCGATTGGAATGCTCCTTAACGGGAGCTGGGGCGGTCGGGGTGCACACTCGGCCGCCCCTTTCATCGAGGGACCGATGTACTTCAACCCTGGGCGATGCCAAGTGTGCAATGGCGTGTTCGTCGATGACAAGAAATGGACTCAGGGGATGGGGATTTGTTCCCAGCACTGTTACGAGCGCGCAATTCGTCCGTATCTGCCGCGTGGCCATAAATTTGATGACAAATGGGACTACGAGAACACGACTGAGAGCTGGGCTGACTGGGCCAAGAGACACCGTGAAACCGAATATGCAGCTCTACAGGAGTTCCGTCGGCGCTATCACGCGGAGGACATGCAGCGCATAGACGACCACAGGGCAGAACATACACGCAAAACGCAAGAATTCGTAGAAGATATGCTAGCCAAACAGAACCTCAGAATGGCGGAATTGGTGGCATCGCTACCGAAATTTGATCGACTAGAAAAGCCTATGGACCTTCCAGACGAGACCCGGTTCGAGCATACCCAGATTCTCGGCCCGTCGGGCTCAGGTAAGACCACTCTTATTCAACAAATCATTTTAGAGGACCTTCACAAGCCCAATCCTCCTGCGATTGTCATCATCGACCCCAAGGGTTTGATGGTCGAGCGACTATCGAGGCTCGCTATCTTCGACACTCGCCTGAAAGACAGACTCGTCATTCTCCGGCCCACAGACACGCCTGCACTCAATATGTTCCATGCGGCGTGGCGCTGGAATCGGATGTATTCAGACCAGACGAAGCGGCAGATCGAGCAGCAGACCATTTCCAATTTCTCCTACATCTTCTCGACCCTCGATGCCTCGCTCACGCAGAAAATGTCCGTGCCGTTCCTCTTCTGCGCCAAACTGATGTTCGGTATGGACGGCGCCACTATCAACGATTTTTTCGACCTCATCGACGACCCCGCACGTTCTTATGAACAGAGCCGCTTCAAACCCTCCATGGACCGTCTTGACGACATCGCGCGCCGGTTTTTTCAACGGGACTTTTACGAAAGTAACTTCAGGGAGACCCGTAGCTCCATCAAGAACCGTCTCTACTCCATCATGCACCGGCCCGAATTCGTCGAGATGTTCTCTACGCCCGTGCGCAAGTTCGATATGTTCCAAGCCCTCCAGCAGAGAAAAATCGTTCTCGTTGATACACAAATGAGCCTCTTGGGGTCCGAAAGCAGCTCACTCTTCGGACGGTACATCATCAGCCTTACGCTCAATGCCGCCTATGAGCGCTTCGCCATTCCCCGAAAGGAGTGGAATCCCGCCTATCTCATCATCGACGAATTCCAGCACTTCGCCGATGAGATTAAAACGCCGGAAATGCTGCGCCTCGCCCGCGAGTACAATCTTGGCATCACGGTTGCTGTACAGGACATGCACGGCAAGCCGTTCTCCGATTCCCTCAGAACAGCCGTTTCGACCAATACCTCTATCAAATACGCATCGTCACCCGAAGGCGTTGACCTTGCGTACGCTGCGCGGGATCTCCGATGCGAGCAAGACTGGCTACGGCAGCGGACCAAAACACCGACGCACGCCCAGTTCGCCTGCTTTGTGAGAGGTCATACCGAGCATCCGAATGTGCTGACCATACCCTTTGGAGCCATTGAAAATGAACCTCAAATGTCCGACGAGGCTCACCGCGCATTGTTGGAGCGCAACCTGAAAGCCGTCACCGTAACCGCCAAGGACAATTTGCCCTTCGTTCAAAAACCACAAACGCACAAAGCCCCCGAAGGGGCCTTACGCGACCTCACGAAAGAGCCAGCCGAAGCTGACAAGCCCATTATACCAGACGACGAGAAGCTCTGGTAGAATATAGCTGTGCATAGCCACCGTTACGTCAAATTTCGCCATCTGCTATTTTCCATGTATGCAACGACTCTCACGATGGGGCACTGAACCGAACGGCGTCAAAATAATCTTTACACCTGCCGACCTGCAATTATGCAAGCTGCTAGCTCCCACGCCGGCCCGTAGCCCGTGGTCTTACCAGTACCTTCCTACAAGCTACATCGGCCCGCTCTTGGAACGCAGCCAAGCCTCCGCCGCCCAGCGTGTGCATGCGCTCAAGCGCAAACCCTATTACTATTTTCGTTTGCCCGAGCAGCCGTTGAACAATTACCGTGACCTTATCTACCAGATCGGGCCAGCCGGCCTCGAAGAGCTTAAAAAGGACGGCCTTGTAATCCCGAACGCCAAACATCGTCGTATGCCCCACGAACTGTTGGCATCTCTCATCGCCGCGTCATTCGAGTACGGCGCACGCATCCACGCCCTGCCAATCGACGCAATCTACAACAACAGGACGGATATGACACCGGACTGGTCCATCTTGCCGCTCCGGCGGCGATCGGGCGTTGGCGGTCAACACCACCAAGCAGTCCTATTATTGCTTCGCTCAGGGCAAGGGCGGCGACATCATCGCCCTGACCGCCCACATCCGCGGCCAGACCCAACGGGACGCCGCGGCGTGGATTGCCGAGCAGACAGGGACCGCGCCAGAACACCGCGCACCCACCGCTGTCAAGCCGCGCCAAGCCTCGCAGAAGGGTAGGGAAGGGTTCGACGCGGAGGCCTACGCCCAGAGGCTCGACCCCGCCAATAGCGCACTGGAGGCCTTGGGCATCAGCCCTGACACCCTCCGAGCGTTCAAGGCCGGTTACTCGGGTTCGGGCAGATACGCGGGCGCGCCCTGTACCGGCTCACGCTCTACAATCGCTTCTCAACGGATGACGACCATAGCGAGGGCTCGTTCACCTTTGCCGGATATTTCTGGGTTTGGAGTATTGGAGAGTTTGCAGGCGGGCTTTGTTTGACGCTAAGCGTCGCCGATGACTTGCTCTGATATAATATGGATAATGTCAAAAGCTTTAGTAACGAACAATGTTGCCGGTTTCGTCATGGTTACGCGGGCGTAGAGAACGCTCACAAAATTCCAGTGTTGCCTAAAGGCGCGAAGCTCGAGCACACCGGGCTCACACAGAAGGATATGGATTTCGAGAAGCTCACGACTGCCACGCGCGACCGCATTCTTGCGGCGTTCCGCGTCTCAAAGACGATCCTCGGCACGGCTGAGAGCGACACGAACCGCGCAACTGCGGAGACGGCCGACTACGTTTTCAGCAAGCGTACGATCAAGCCTAAGATGCTTCTCATCGTCTCCTACATCAATGAATACCTTGTCCCCCGTTACGGCGAGAACCTTTACCTCACTTTCATCGACCCTGTTCCCGAGGACAAAGCCGCTCGCACAGACGAGATGCAGAAGGCAGTCGGCTCGATGCCGGTGATGACCCAGAACGAGGCCCGCAAGAACTTCCTCGGCCTCGGACCCATCACGGGCGGCGATGTGCTCTTGAGACCCACCAGCATGGAAGCGGCCGGCACCACCGACCAGATCGAAGGTGAGAACCAGACCCCGCAACTCGCGCGCGCCCTCACGGCTTCCGGCCGCTACACGAGCGCCATTCGCATCCGCACGGGAGGAAAGACCGCCCATAGCGGCGCCAGCCGTATGCGCCGCGCCCTGACGGAGGCCTTTTCCAAACAGCTCGAACAGAAGGTCGCCTCCGAATACACGGCCAAGAGCATCAAGGATCTGACCCATGCCGAGTACATGGAGCACTGGAAGCGCTTCGCGGACCGCTCCGAGCGCGCGCAGGCCGAATTGGACAAGATTTTCCGCGGCATCAACGCGAAACAGCACGCGGAAGTGCTTTCGAACCTGCCTGAGGCCACCGGCGTCTCAAAGGCTCTTGAGGACCTCTTCGACCTCAAGGAATGGATCGGTATCACGGTAGACCTCGTCACCCCGATCATTCACTCGCTCGCAAGGGACGAGGCCACAGCCGCCCTCGCGATGATCGGCGCGCAGCATCAGGACATTCTTGCGGACGAGACCACGCGTGACGCGCTCGACCGCGGCATTTCGAAGATGGCCCGCAGCTATAACGAAACGACCCTGCAGAACCTCAAGGACGTTCTCGGTGAAAAGCTCAATCAGGAAGGCGGGACCAACTTTGGCGAGCTCACCGACGCAGTAGACGGCGTCTACAGCTTCGCCGACGAGCGCCGCGCCGGCCTCATTGCCAAGACTGAGAGCTATCGCGCCGCGAACTGGGCCAACAAGGAAGCATGGGCGCAGAGCGGAGTGGTGAAGACCGTCAAGTGGTACACGGCCGAGGATGGCCAAGTCTGCGAATTCTGCCACGAGCAAGACGGCAAAGAGATCAGCATCGACGATAACTTTTACGATTCGGGAGACACGATCAAGGGCTCCGACGGATCACTGATGACCGCCAACTACGGCGACATCGGCGCGCCACCGCTGCATCCCGATTGCAGGTGTTACGTCCGTCCGGAGCAGATTCAAATGTAATGTATGCGGCTACTCACCAGCCTACTGATCACAGTTGCCGCTTCACTTTTTGTCCTTTCCGGTACCGCGTGGGCCGTTACCGTTTGTCAGATTGGTAACGGGTGCACAGGAACATCGACCGTCCCGAGCTACGGCAAGATTCTTATCGGAGGCTCGAACGGCGAATACGAACTCGTCGCCTCATCGACGCTTGGGAGCTCCGGCGGTGTCTCATCGGTGTTCGGTCGCACCGGCGCCGTGACGGCGCAGACCGGCGACTACACGACCTCTCAAGTCCCTGAAGGCTCGAACCTCTACTACACCCTTCTGCGCTGGGCTTCCGCTTTGGCCGGAACGACGACCGACGCGCTCGCCGAAGGCATCAGCCACCTCTACTTCACCAATGCGCGGGCGCAGTCCGCCCTCGCGGGCCTTTATGAAGTTCCGCTCACCTTCAACGCCGGCCTCACGCGCTCGTTGAACACGATCTCTCTCGACAGCTCCTTTCCCAAGGGTTTCTTTTTCGCGACCACATCGGCCGACTGGTGGGGTAGCACGAAAGGCTATCTCACATCGCTGGCAGGCGCTGCGAGTTCAACGCTTCTAGGCGACAACAATACGTTCAGCGGCATCGATAAGTTTTCGAATTCATCGAGCGATTTCGGCGGCACATGGCAGACCTTTTCGCCTTCTCACTTCCAGACGGCGCTTGGTTTCACCGCGGTCCCGAATACGCGCGCCATCAACACCACTTATCCGCTTCAAGGCGGTGGCGATCTTTCAGCCGACCGTACGCTTTCGGTGGCCTATGGAACGACCACGGCAAATAGCTGGGGCGCGCTGCAAACGATAGCAGCGGCCTCGACTACCAATCTGAGCGCTACCAACTTCTGGCTAATCGGCCAGTCAGCAGGCTGCGCGCAATTCGACAGCAACGCCAAGCTCACCTCGACCGGCGTCAACTGCGGCACCGGAACTGGAGGCAATGACCCATTCACACACACGTCTGTTTATGGGCAGACAACGAGTGCAAGCTCCACGCTGCTGGCCCTAACAGGTTCGCCATTTTCACTCGTTGCCTCGTCGACCGCCAACTTCGTGAACGCTTCCACGACCAACCTCACGATCTTCTCAGCGGGGCATCTTCAATTCGTAGGACTTAATAGCGCAATCCTCTCAACCGATAGCACCGGACAGGTCGTCGCCTCCACGAGTATCGGCGCCAACTTACTTAATGGCGCAGTTACGGTCTCAAACGGAGGGACCGGTTCTACGACACTCTCGTCGACCCTTCTTTCAGGCAATGGAATCTCCGCGATCAATTCCTACGTGGGCTCGGCGTGCGGCGCTAATACTTTTGCCATATCAATAAATGGAGCTGGCGTCCTCACGTGTGCTGCGGCGGCCGCCGGAGGCGGAGGCAGCGGTGGATGGACGTTCATAAAGGGAGGGATCTACAACTCGACCACAACCGACCAAGTGTTCATCGGGGAAACTTCGACCACCACAACAGCGAAACTCGAAGTGAACGGCGGAATATTCGCCAGTGCGTCTTCGACGATTACAGGACTGCTTACGCTTCTCAACAGCTCTACGACGCTCGCGACACATACGGGCAACACGTGGTTCACTTCCGTAAAGAACGCCCTGCTCGGAACGGACAACAACGGTCTTTTGGTATCGACCACATCAGTAGGCGCGAATCTTCTCACGGGAACTCTCGGAACAGTCAACACGTCCGCGCCGCTGGGCGGGGGCGGAGGATTGACGGCGGGCGGCTCGCTCACGCTGACCTGCGCTACCTGCTACACGGCCGGCTGGCCTTGGAATCTTCTCACCACGTACGGCACATCAACGAACGCGACCACAACACCGACATGGTACAAAACTGGCCTATTCGCCTCCTCTACGTCGCAGCTCGACTACGCTTCCACGACCGCGCTCTCCGCTTCCGCAGAGGGTTTCTTCGGCACGGCGTCGACGACCAACCTCACCGTATCGGGTATCCGCGGCGGTCTGCTCGGCACGAACATGGCCGGCACAGTCTCGGCTTCTACCACCATCGGCTGGAACCTCTTGAAAGGCGCTGCCTCCTCCATCTTCGCGTTCGACCAGAACGGGAACCCCGTTGCGACTACGAGTATCGGTGCCAACTTCCTCTCGGGAACAGTTGCGAACGCACAGCTCGCCAACTCGTCCCTCACGGTCAACACCAACTCTCCGCTCGGTGGTGGTGGCGCTGTATCTCTGGGTGGCTCACTGACCCTTACCTGCACGACCTGCATCACCTCTGCCCCAGCGTGGCCGTGGAACTTGCTCACAAATTTTGGCACTACAACCAACGCTTCGACAACCCCTTCTTGGTTTCAAACCGGACTTTTTGCGTCATCAACCTCTCAGTTTACAAACGCTTCTTCTACCTTACTCACAACAGGCACACTTTGGGACACGGGCCTCTCGCAAGTTCCTCTGTATGCAGACGCGAACGGCAAAGTTATTTCTGCGGGCTCCGGCACATCCGGCAACTGCGTAAAATGGGGAGCGAACAACACGCTTGCGGATCAGGGCTCGGCCTGTGGCACGGGAGGGGGTGGCGCATGGCCGTGGAACCTCTTAACGACTTACGGAACATCCACCGACGCGACAACGACTCCCGCATGGTTTCAAACTGCATTCTACGCGTCATCGACAGCGAGCTCGCCGTCGGTGATAGACAACCTCACGTCGACCAATAGTACGACGACCAACGCAACGACGACCACGTTCGGGTTCGTCAACCTGAAAAATTCTATCCTCTCAACTAATGCCAGCGGTGGCGTTGTAGCATCCACTTCTATCGGCGCCAACCTCTTAACTGGCATCCTTGGTGCTGCTCAATTTCCTGCCCTCACCGGAGATATCACCACGAGCGCCGGCTCCCTTTCAACTACGCTTAAAAATACGGGCACGGCCGGCACCTACCGTTCGACCACTTTCGATGCTCAGGGAAGAGAGACGAGCGGTACCAACCCGACGACATTCGCAGGGTATGGACTTTCCGACACCTCGGCAAATTTCGGCGCTGTGCTCTCGGACGAAACCGGCACTCCTGGCTCCGTGGTTTTTTCCATCAGCCCCACCTTTACGGGCAAGATCACGGCAGCAGCCGCCTCCACGACCGATGTCTCGGTCTCAAACTCCTTTTACGATTCGAACTTGACCTCTGTACTTGCGTCCTTCGATGCCAACCATAAAGAGGGTTCATATGGCGGTACCTCCTGCACAAACCAATTCGTTCGATCACTCAACGGTGCAGGCGTGGCGACATGCAACACTGTTTCTCTGACTGCGGACGTAACGGGCACGCTTCCCGTCGCCAACGGGGGCACGGGTTCCACTGATATCGGTAAATCACAACTCCTTGCGACCAACTCATCGGGAAACGCTGTCAGTACGTCGACCCCGACCTTTGCCGTATTGCATGCAACCAGTACGCTCGCCACTTCTACGTTTGCCGGACCTGTGCAAATATCGGTTAATGGTTTGAGCACCACGCCGATGCTCTTCGTTGGCACGTCAACGCAAGGCTTTCCACTCTACGGTGAAGTACAGGGCGATGTGATAGACGGCGAGTTGGACTTCAACGGCATCGCGGCCATCAATATCGCCAACGCGAACAGCGGCTCCTGCGCGGGCTCCGGGTTCTTCGGTGATGGGAACATTGTCGCTTTAGCATCCGACTATGCCTTTATGGGATTCACGAACGGTGGTTGGACGGGCTCTGGATGCGCGGTCGGCAACGGCACTGAGCGACCGGAATCTACCCTCTTCTCGCAGCCTACGGGAGATATAGACTTTGAACTTGCGTCTACGTCGAATGCGGTTGCCTATAAGTGGTACACAAAAAATACGACCAACTCGATGCTCCTCACGAATACAGGGTATCTTGGCATTGCAACATCTACGCCCTTCTGGGATTTGACCGTCGCATCCAGCACTGGGCCTCAGATTGGCCTCACCGATGGCACGGCCTCAGACCCCGCGTGGACATTCAGGAATATCTCCGGCAACTTTTTCCTCGCCACCTCCACCGCAACCGCGACCTCGACCAATGCAGCTATTCAAATCAATACCAACTCGTTGCCTTCGTGGTCTATCGGCACGACGACCGCCGCAGGGATTCTAAACCTTGGAGCGCAACAGTCCACGAACAGCACCTCGACCATAATGATGGGCAAGATTCAATTCGATGGGTATGACTCCGCTGGAAACAGACGGTGCGTGTATCTCACGGGCGCCGGAGCTTGGCAAATCGGTGCATCAGGAACAGGTTGCACGCCATAGCTATGACGATTATTCCTCAACACCTTCGTTTCCTGATGCCCGTCGTCGCCTTCGTTCTTTCGATTTCTCTTGTGTATGTATTTTCAGTCCCTCGGAAAGTAGATGCGCTCACGTGCGGCTTTGGCTCTCCCATTTGGAGCAACACGAGCTGCCAAGGATATTTGACGACCTCAGATACATCTCCATGGACAGTCCCGACTGACTGGAATGCGGCGAGTAATACGGTTGAGTTGATCGGGGCTGGGGGTGGAGGAAATGGCGGGACAACGGTTAGCGGTGGAGGAATTGGCGGCGCTTCCGGAGCTGGCGGTGCGTATATGAAGTTATCCAATGGAGCGGTAAGCGGAACGGTTGCTTTCAAAGTCGGAACAGGTGGTGGTGGCTCTCTTAGTAATACAACAGCGACTGCTGGAGGAAGCACTCTATGGGAGGGAACTACAGCATCTAATGTGTATTCTGCTACTGGTGGGGCGGCGGCAATCGGCGGTGCGCAAAATCTAGGTGGCGCAACAAGCACAGCTTCAACAATTGGAACACCAGCAACTACCTTCACGATATCAAAAACCAGTGACGGAGCGCAAGGTGCTAACAATAGTGCCTCGACATGCAGCGGCAGTGGCGGGGGTGGTGCTGGTGGCCCAAACGGAATCGGCCAGACTTCCATAATTAACTGCGTCCCCTCCGGAGGTAACGGCGGCGGCGCGGGGAGTGGTGGCAACCCCGGCGTGCAGGGGAGCGGTACTACCGGCGGCAACGGCGGCGCAGCCTTTGATACTACCGCTGGAGGGACGGGAGGCACGACCGGTAACGTTGGCAACCCCGGCTCACACGGTTCTGGTGGTGGAGGGTCAGGTGGAACGGGCTTTGGTGTTAAAGCCCTCACGGGAGGAAAGGGTGGAGCGGGTATTGAATATGACTCAACGCATGGTTCTGGAGGTGGCGGAGGTGGCGGAGGCGCAAATACCGGAGCCGGTGGCGGCAATGCAAACAACTGGGGAGGTAATGGTGGCGATGGAGGAAACTACGGCGGTGCAGGCGGCGGAGGAGGTGGTGCAGGAAAGTCCGCAAGCCAAAACTCCACAGGTGGCACTGGAGCAAACGGACTCATCATCATCACCTACACTCCCGCAGCAGCAACAGGTGCAACTGTCGCAACTTCCAAAGTCATCGTCCGCGCCGCCGTATTCGTCAAGGCACGGGGGTTCACTTTTTGATATGACGAAACGAACAAAAGGTAATATGTCGTATCCCCAACTTCTCTTCATTCGCTCAATGCAGTGGCAATTCCACGCTATAAATAACCTCATGCCTCAATATGACTGACGAACCACGCGAGCTCGTAGAATACAAGACGGACCATGACCTGCTCATTGAACTTCGCGTCGTAATGAACATGATGCGTAGCGATATCAGAGAAATCAAGCACGGTACGTCTGGAACTCTTACGGGTCACGAGACCCGCATCCGCTCTCTTGAAGAATCGCGAAGTGCAAACGAAGGACGCAGCGGCGCCATCTCTTGGATCGGCGGCGTTACCTACTCGGTTCTCGCGCTTGTCGCCGGACTGGTTGGATCGCTTATCCAAGCCGGCAGGTTCTGACTATCCACATCCTCCCCCGAATATCCACAGTTCTAGCTGATACAATCTACTTGCGCCCTCTATGCCTCTTTTCACCAAGACAGTTGCCGGACTTGCTGCCCTCATCTCCATCCCTGTCTTCGGCGCCGGCGTCATCGGAGCGAATTACTTTTCCCCCATCCTCCATCACCTCGTTGACATCATAAACGGCAGCACTACCCAGACGGTTGCGAGCCTCAACGCTCCCAACTGGTCAAGCGGCATACCGCTTTCCCAACCCGTCGGCCTTACCGCGGCGACATCCAGCAGCGGCGGTACGGTCGCCAGCTCGACCGCCTTCACCTTTGCCGTCGCGGCTCTCGACGGCACCGGCACGACCACCCTAAGCACGCCCGTTACGATCACGACGGATGCCGCAGGGAGTCCGAACGAGGAAATCCAGCTCAAATGGAGCGCTGTGCCAGCGGCGACCGGCTATGTCGTGTACGCCGCAACAGGCACGTCCGCGACTTTCTCACAGTACTTTTCTGCCACTTCAACGAACGGAATATCGAACACGTCCCTCACATTTTCCACATCGACCGGCAGCCTTGCGGGAACCAATGTTCTCACTGACAGCACAGCTTTCGCCATCAAACTCAATCCCACTGGTTCGAGCTACCTTAATGGCGGTGGGCTGCAAATCGTCGGACCCGTCAACATTGGCACGACCACCGCCGCCAGCTCAACGGAACTGGAGATCAATGGATATGTGCGCGCTCAGCGGTCCGCGACCTCCACTAACTGTTATGCGGCAACTGCCGGCGAAATGTTTTTCAACAGCTCTAATTCACATGAATGGGGTTGCAACGGCGTAAACTGGGTTACAATATTCTAATAGGACCTATGGACACATACCTTAAACTTACAGACGAGATAGCAGCAGACATTAAGGCCAGAGCTAAGACTTTCGACGTCAAGACCATTCAAAAGCTGCGAAAAGCGAAAGAGCAGAACGGCACTTTTGATGTAATCATTTCAACCGAGGCACTAGACCGCGCCGGCGAGATAGTCCGGCAGGATGGCTGGGACCTTTCGAACTACAAGAACAATCCTATCGTTCTGTGGGGCCACGACTACTACGCCCTTCCCATCGGCATTTGCACTGACACATACAACACGACCTTCCGCGGCGTGCCCGCGCTTGGCGCGCGCGGCGTCTTTCTGCCTGCGGACATCAATCCGTTCGCGCAGCAAGTGCGCCGGATGTACGAGTACGGCGTCAAGAGCGGCTACAACGTCGGCTGCACCACATCGGTCGGCTTCATCCCCAAAGAATTCGACCCCGACAACCAGACCATCATCACCCGCGCCGAGCTTCTCGAATTCTCATTCGTTCCGATCCCCGCGCAGGCAGGCGTGGGACCGGCCGCCGGCCGCGCCCTTACATTCGACGAGGCGCGCGACATCGGCTTGGACCTCCGTCTTGTATCCGTGAAGGGCCTCACCTTCACCGATACTCTCGGCTTCATCCCCAAGAACGTCAGCAATGAGAAAACGACCGAGGCCTGGACAAAACCCACCTTAGCCGATTTCACAGAAAAGCAATGGGGCGAGCTTTCCGAACCTGACAAAGAACACATCGCCGAGCATTTTGCATGGGCAAAGACCTTCCCTCCCGAATCCTTCGACGACCTCAAGCTCCCGCATCATCGCGCCACTGACGGAGCCGCCGTCTGGAGCGCTGTGCGCGCGGCTATGGGCGCCCTTATGGGCGACCGGGGCGGTATCGAAGTCGAGGGTGACCGAAAAGCTGTCTACGAGCACCTGGCCGAGCACTACAAGCAATTTGGCAAACAGCCGCCCGAGTTCAAGACCCTCAAGGAGGCGCAGGCCGGAGACCGCTGCGAGATGGATGACGGCGCGCCCGGCGTTCTTACAACCGACCCCAAAGACCCTGACGGCCCGCTCGTCTGTATGCCCGAGGAGCAGGACAAGTCGGCCGCCCACGCCTCGCAAAAGGCACTTCTCAAAGCCGTAGCCGATGAACACGAGCGCCATGCCGGCGAGGTAGAGAACGCGATTGATGAGTTCAAAAAGTCATATCCCGTTGTCGAGGATCAGGGCGACCCTGAAGACGCCAACGAAGGCAAGAAAGGCAAGGAGCCGAGCTTCGCCGATAAGGTGCGCGAGGGCATGAAAGACCTCCGCTCATCCCTCGCGGACGAGCACACGATGCACCGCGCCAAGTCCATTGCTGTCTTCCGCGGTTTTGAACCCGGCGATAATAAGGCATTTAACCGCAATGAACACCTCAAGGCGCTGCGCGAGGCGCACGATGCCTATGAGGAGAAGTGCAACAAAGGCGTGGACGAATTCGAGGCCAAGAGCGTCCAAGGCGAGCCGGCTTCGATAGACGAGCACACCGACTGGATCACCGGCAAGATGGAGGACAATCAGCGCGTCCACAAAAAGGCTGTCACCAAGATCGCCAAAGCAATGTGCAAGGCCGCCTTCGGGGAGGAAGATCGTGGGCGGCATTGAGGCTGTGGCGCGCGATGCGCTCGGACGACTTAATGCCGAGATTCGCACCCACAGCAGAAAGTAATTCCTAGGGGCTCAATGCCCCTCACATATGGAATTCAAAGACATCAAACAGATGCACGTCACCGCGTTCGACGAGGTGATGAAGGAAAAGCTTGGGCCGATCATCGGCCAGGAAGTCTCAGCCACCGTCCAAAAGGTCGTTAGCGAGCTTCGGGCCGAGCGCGCCCAGTACGGCCACGACAAAACCGGCCTCGACGAAAAACAGAAAGGCCTCTTTGTCGACACTATCCGAGCCGCCGTCAGTTTCGACATCAAAGAAAAGGCCAACGAGGCCTTGATCGAGGAGCAGGACACAGACTTGAAAGGTATGTGAGTTCAGGCCTTTAGAGGATTACTGTGAATCCCTCTTGCGCACCAATACTTAGCCCAATTGGCAGGCTGAGTTAGTCATTCCTAGGCACCGGCGCGATGAAGCTTACTGAAGAAGAAATTGCGTGGATCAAACGCATGCGTATCGGCCGGAGAAATTCTTGCGGCCTGCGAGAAGATTGCCGCCGGTGACTTGCGCACTAGGAATGAGCTTGCGCTTGGTCTGTTTCTGAGGAAGCGAGCGGCGGGCGCTGGAGGTGGCTCGTACTTCCAAGTAGCCGCGAATTCCGCGCTCGAGAAACGGGTAAAGCAGGCGAAAGAAGGTCTGGCGGCGCGCGCTCGGAAAATGAATTGAACCTCCGCCAACTGTTTCCTAATCCGCAGAAATATCGTTGCGGTTCATGTACTTGCGGAGGCATAGGCTCTCACTAGGCTCCCAGGGTCAATATGATGCAGAAAGAGAAGACTGGACTCAAGAAGACGTCGCTCGGTTTTTCGAGAAGGTGCAGACGCATGGGGCCAGTACGGAGGATATTCAGACAATGAGGCGGTTGCTTCAGAAGCGGGTTAATGAGGGGAAGGAGCTGCTTCGGAAGCGTGCGCGGAAGATGAATTAGGGCTCTGGTTGGAATTCCAGTGGCCGCAAATTCCGCTACAGGCATTTTATTGTCGGCCTCGGCCGGCTTCTCGTTCATGATCTGCATGATGGCACTCAAACCTTGGGACGATCGTCCGCACCCAAAACGCGGCGACAGGAAAGCGACTACCACATACGCGGCGGTGGGGCAGGCGCTCTCGCAGTGGGAGGGCCTCGAAACCAAACTTGCGGAGCTGTTCTCCCAGCTGGTGGGAGGGGAATGGCCTGGTGGGGATGAGCGACCTTACCATCCTGCTGTTCGCGCATACGGATCAGTATTGGGGAGTGCCGCGCGTCTCACGATGATTGAAGAGGCCGCGAAGGCTCACTTTCACTGGCACCCAAACCCCGGATTGGAAAGGCGACTTAAGGATTTCATTGGAACGCAATGCAGGAATTTCGCTACGAAACGAAACAACATTGCCCACGGCGTGGTCGATATTCGATTCAGTGATACCAACAGACTCAAAATGGGATATTGGCTTGTTCCGAGTCTCTACGCTTCGAAAAAAAATCCTCTCGATGGTCCGAACGCGTACGCCTATACCTCTGCCGAAATAGTTTACTTCATCAAGGAATTTGATCGGCTCTGGGTTACGGCTTGCGAATTGATAAGCGAAATCTCGAGAGACCAAACCCGAACAACGCCGCCCTGCTGCAGGCTATCAAATGCCTTCAAAACGAACTCGACAAATTGCCGCCGCCGCCATTGGTGA